AAAAGAGTATTAATCATCGATGCGCTAAATGCGTATTTGAGAGCATATATTGTTAATCCATCGCTGTCATTAAACGGGCAACCGATTGGCGGTATCAAGGGATTTTTTATGATCCTCCAAAAACTTGTGCGAGAGACTTCGCCCGACGAGGTGATGGTTATATGGGATGGACCTGATGGCTCCAGAAAGCGCAAGACTATGGACAAAAACTATAAGGCGGGCAGGAAGCCGATCAAGTTAAATCGGGCGTTCCACAACCTTACAGACGACGAGGAACTGAAGAATAAGATTTGGCAGCAAACGCGCCTTATCGAGTATTTGAATGAGATGCCCATCGTTCAGGCAATGATTCCGCAGGTTGAGGCAGACGATATTATTGCATATGTCTCGCGACTGCCTTACTATGACGGCTGGCAGAAGTTGATTGTTTCAAATGACAAGGACTTTATGCAAGTTTGCGATGAGGAGACTGTGTTGCTTCGTCCCGTCAAGGGAGAGTATTTAAACACTCGTCGTATCGTTGAGCAAACCGGTGTTCATCCAACAAATATGGCTCTTGCGAGGGCTATCATCGGAGATTCATCGGATAATCTTCCTGGCATCCGTGGTGTTGGTTTCGGCACTATTAAAAAGCGTTTGAGTTTCCTGTCGGAAGAGAAGACATACAACGTTGACGATGTTATTGAACATTGTGAAGGTGTCGAGAGTAATCTTAAATTTTATTCTAATGTTATCGAAGGAAAAGAACTCATCGAGCACAATTATAAGATGATGCAGTTGTATTCTCCGCAAATGTCCATTCAGTCGAAGATTCACGTTAAAGAATCGATTGAAACATTTGAGTCCACCTTTAATAAAACTGAAATTATTGGTATGATGCGCGAAGATGGCTTCGGAGAGTTAAACTGGGAGGATCTCAAAGAAAAACTGAATCGTATCAATTATCAGTATCATCTTCCACAAAATTGATCACATTTAGCATTGACATTAGGAGTGTCTGTGGTATACTTACCATTACATAGAGAGGGGTTAATGGTTCCATCCGATAACAGTAGTTTCGCAAGATATGGCAAAGCGTTTCAAGAGGGGTTAGCGCAGCTTATCTTCGAAGACCGGTCGTTTGCCGAACAAATCACAGAGGTTCTAGACGTTAGTTTTTTAGAACTTGAGTACTTGCGCGTCTTTGTAAAAAAGATCGTCAATTACCGCGCAAAATATAGCGCGCATCCGTCTGTTGATGCGCTCATTTCAATTCTCAGAACCGATCTGGAAGATGAAAATGAGATAATCCAAAAGCAAGTCAGAGAATATTTTGCGCGCATTCACACCAAAGAACTCGATGATATTAAATATATTAAAGAGACAGCATTAGATTTCTGTCGAAAGCAGAACTTAAAAGAAGCGATGCTTAAGTCCGTGAATTTATTACAGAGTTGCTCGTTTGATGAGATTTCAAAGGTTATTAATGACTCACTTAAACTTGGTTCAGAGACCAATTTCGGTTATGATTTTATTGAAGATTTTGAGGAGAGATATAAGCCAAGGCACCGAAATCCTTTAACAACTGGCTGGGGAGACATTGATAAAATTTGTGGTGGTGGCTTGGGTAAAGGCGAACTTGGAGTGGTGATCGCCCCAACTGGTGCCGGCAAGTCGATGGTATTGGTTCACCTGGGAGCGCAGGCAATTCAAGAGGGGAAAACTGTAGTCCATTATACACTTGAACTATGCGACACCGTGATCGCCAACAGATACGATAGTTGTATTACTGGCTACCCACTTTCAGACTTGCCTTCATTTAAAGAAGATATCTTTGAACAAATTAGTGAGATTGATGGTAAACTAATAATCAAAGAATACCCCACAAAATCGGCATCACCAAACACCATTCGTTCGCACCTTTCGCGCCTTGTAAAACGCGGAATTAAACCCGGCGCAGTCATTGTGGATTATGCAGATTTATTAAGACCAATTGTTGTAAGAAAAGAACTTCGGAACGAACTCGAATCTATTTATGAAGAGCTACGAGGCATTGCAAAGGAATTTGAGTGTTCCATCTGGACGGCTTCTCAAACGAACCGATCCGGTCTTAACGCAGAGGTAATCACGATGGAACAAATTTCGGAAGCGTTCAATAAATGTTTCGTAGCGGACTTCATTTTTTCTGTTTCTCGCACAATCGAAGACAAGCAGAAGAACCAGGGAAAGATATTTATTGCCAAGAATAGAAACGGGCCAGATGGGATAGTTTACGATATATTTATGGATACGTCCAATGTGAAAATTCGCATCTTACCAAAGGCTCCCGGTGTCACAAACCAAGCGCAATTAAATCCAGTCGCCCTAACGTCAAAAATGCAGAAAGAGCTATTACAAAACAAATATGAAAAATTTAAGAGGAGACCATAGCCAATGAGGACATTAGAGAATACACGCCGTTTTAGATTATCAGATACTTTCATTGAGCCTTATAAAGAACAGGAAGTCCCGTGGGGACCGCTTGGCTATGTAACGTTTAAACGGACGTATTCTCGTCGGTTGAACGAGTTTGATCCGGACGCCACAGGCAGCGAAGAATGGTGGCAGACATGCCGACGCGTCGTTGAGGGAATGTTTAATATTCAGAAGCAGCACGTTATCACCCTTGGGCTCGAATGGAATGATTCCAAGGCACAGAGAACAGCCAAAGACGCCTATGATCGGCTTTTTAATTTGAAGTGGACTCCTCCCGGTCGTGGTCTCTGGATGATGGGCACCAAATTTGTTGAAGAGAAGACGGGAGCAGGACTTTTTAATTGTGCTTTCCGATCCACCAAGGATCTCTCCACGAAGGGTGGTTATTTATTTTCGTGGATGATGGACGCTCTTATGCTGGGTATTGGTGTTGGCTTCGATACGCTGGGTGCTGGCACGATCACGATTCGAGAGCCACAATTTACAAACGATGTACACGTCATTGATGACTCCCGAGAAGGTTGGGTCAATTCAGTACATATGCTATTGGATGGTTTCTTTTTTGGTAACAGGGTTCCTAAATTTGACTATTCGGCAATCCGCCCCTTGGGCGCCCCTATCCTTGGTTTCGGTGGAACTTCCAGCGGCTATGCGCCCCTGAAAGAAGTTCACGACAATCTAACAGAATTGTTCACCGACAAGGTTGGCGAAACCATCACTTCTGTCGATATTGTCGATGTTGAAAATCTTATTGGGCGATGTGTGGTGGCTGGCAATGTTCGTCGTTCTGCTGCGTTGGCGTTGGGAGAATATAACGACAAACATTATCTTGAAATGAAGAACGATCAAGAGAAATTATATCACCACCGCTGGGGTTCCAATAATTCTTTTCACGCCAAAGTAGGAATGGATTATACGTGGCACGCAAAGCAGAGCCAGAAGAATGGTGAGCCAGGTTACATTTGGCTAGACAACGCCAGAACTCGCGGGAGATTCAAGGATCCCGAGCGCTATGACGATATGAACGTTATGGGCTTCAATCCTTGTGTCGAGCAACAACTTGAAGATGCGGAGTTGTGCTGCCTCGTAGAGACTTATCCAGCAAAGCACGATTCCTATGAGGACTATTTGCGAACATTAAAGATCGCTTATTTATATGGAAAAACTGTAACGCTCGTTAATACCCAGTGGCCAGAGACAAACGCAAAGATGCTCAAGAATCGCCGCATCGGGCTTTCTCAGTCGGGTGTCGTTCAAGCGTTTAATAAGTTCGGACGCAGAACCGTTTATGAATGGTGTGATAAGGCGTATGATCACGTCAAGGAACTCGACGAAGAATATTCAAACTGGCTTTGTATTCCGAAGTCTGTTCGCACAACGTCGATTAAACCTTCGGGCACAGTTTCTCTATTGAATGGCTCTACTCCCGGCATTCATTTTTCAGAAGACGAATATTATATCCGTCGCATCCGGTTCTCAAAAGATTCAGATCTTCTTGACAGTTTGGAGAAAGCAGGTTATATTATTGAGGAGGATAAATATTCTCCTAATACGATGGTTGTCGAATTTCCAGTTCACGAACCTTTTTTCATTAAGGGCAAGAGAGATATAACGATGTGGGAGCAGTTAGAAATAGCCGCACAATATCAGCATTACTGGGCAGACAACTCCGTTTCTGTTACAGTAACGTTTAAACCAGAGGAGGCGCCCCAGATTAAAAGCGCCTTGGAGATGTATGAGTCTCGCCTAAAAGCAGTTTCTTTTTTGCGTTATGAGGAGACTGGATATGAGCAGGCGCCTTATGAATCAATTACGAAAGAAGCGTTTGAGGAAATGTCAGCAAAAGTTACGCCGCTTCAACGAATCAAATCTGAAAACGGGGGCGCCGGCGTTAAATTTTGTACAAATGATGTATGCATGATATAAAAAAGAGGAAAATATGCAATTTAAACCTGTGAATCGTTATATTTATATTGAGGTGCCCGAAACAAAGCCGAATGAAACTTCAAGTGGAATTGTCTTACCAGATGATTATAAGCCGCAAGAGGAAAGACATAGTGTCGTGTCGGTGAAGGGATGGGCCGAAGATGTAAAGTTTGAATTACAAAGGGATCAGAGAATTATTGTTGATCGTTCGATGATTGAAGAAGTGACATTATATGATAAAAAAGTTAGCTTAATTTTGGAGAATTATGTTCTTGGGGTCATACCTAGTGTTAACGTTGTTTGAAAAGATTAGGGAATTTTTTAAAAAAGCACAACCAGAGTTAGAGTTTAAGTTTCCAGAGATAGAATATAGAACGTTTAAGAACGACAGAGAAAAAGAAGATTATTATATAGCCAAGCTTTTACAGCTTCGTATGTCACCCATCAAAGATCGCACAGATGCTATGAAAAAACAATATCTTCTTGAACAGTATAAATCTATTTTAAAGGAACTAAGGGAGGAGAAGGGAAGTGGATAAGAATTTTTATAACGAGTCGTCAGCCAATCAACTTGGCTGGGAGCCGAGTTGGTTTGGTGAAAAGTATTTTGACGACAAACTAGTCAGAGCAGTCAAGAAATTTCAGAAGCAGTATGGACTAGTAGCCGATGGATTGTGTGGTCCTACCACCTTCCGGCGCTTATTTACTGAGAGATCCGCCAACATTGACGAACATGAGCCCACCGACGTAAGATATTCAAATTATATTGTTTATAACGGAAGTTTTCATCCTATCAAGTGGGAGAAGGTGGTGCTTTGGTCGGAACAAGGGGGACTCGCCGCGAAGCCAGGTTCTCACTATGATTACACCGGCCGACCAAAACGACAGATTCGCCTCTTTGTTAACCATTGGGACGTATGTTTAAATTCTCGTGACTGCCAGTCCATCTTAGATAACCGCGGCATCTCAGTTCACTTTTTAATTGATAACGACGGCACCATTTATCAAACGCTTGATATGCAGCACGGAGGATTCCACGCTGGCAAGGACAAGGTTAACAGAGCGTCTGTCGGTGTTGAGATTTCAAACGCCTATTATCCAAAATATCAGGATTGGTATGTTAGAAACGGATACGGCGAAAGAAGCATGGTACAGGACGCAACTGTCCACGGCGTCACGCTCGATCCGTTTATGGATTTTTATCCTGTGCAGATGGAGGCACTTAAAGCGCTGTGGGTTGCCATTCACGATTCTACTGCTGTAGAATATAAAGCGCCGCTCGATTCGAATGGCAACACTTCGACTGTATATGAGCAATCGGTCGCATACGGCAGTTTTGCCGGCTTCATTAGTCATTACCACGTCAGCAAACAAAAAATAGATTGTGCTAACTTGGATCTCAAGACGATGGTGGAAGAGGTGAAATGTGACGAGGAGTGATTACTCTAAAACAATCCACATTTACAACGACGCTATCGGCAAAGTAGAATATGTCGAACATATGGGATCCGATCTCACCGTTGTGAATAGTGCCAGAGTTTCTTTTGGGGCAAAGAAGGAAGAGTTAGATGATCGAGACCGCAAACTTATTAAATACCTTATCAAGCACAGGCACACTTCAACACTTGAACACAATGTTGTCACCTTCCGTTTTTGTGTGCCTCTATATGTTCGTAGTCAGCATCATCGCCATCGAACTTGGGCGTATAATGAGATCTCCCGGCGGTATACTGACGCTGATATTAAATTTTACGAACCGAGTGCTTTCCGGACCCAACACAAATCAAACAGACAAGCGAGCAACGCCGAAGCGTTAATTAATCCAATTATGAATCCCGAGGATGAGAATCATCCAAAGCTTGGCGAGTGGATCCGTCTGATCTCAGCTACCGAAGCCGTTCAGGCTCACCACGAAGACTCTCTTGCACTTTTTAACCAACTCATCGAAGCAGGCGTTTGCCGAGAGCAAGCCCGCGGTGTTCTTCCACAGAATATGTATACAGAATACTACGGCACAGTAAATCTAAACAACCTTTTAAAGTTCATCGATCTCCGAACGCACGAAGGCGCACAATGGGAGATCCAGCAACTGGCTAACGCTTGTTTGGAAATAGCAACAGATTTGTTCCCGATTACAGTCGGAGCATACAGAGAAATTAGGAGTAAAAATGGGTGATGGATTACCAATGCCACAGAGTAGAAATTTATATTTGCCTACGCAGGTAGATCAAGAGTCAATGAATAAGTTAACCAGGAGTATTATTGATATTAACGAGAGTGACGATCTTATCGAAAAGATATACGCTGTTCACGATATTGAATATGTACCCAAGCCAATTAAGATATACATCGACACATATGGCGGCGCTGTGTATCAGTGCTTCGGGCTGATTGGCGTAATGGAAAAAAGCGACACGCCCATTCACACAATTGTAACTGGTGCCGCTATGTCCTGCGGATTTATGATCTTGATTAACGGACACAGACGATTTGGATACCAACACGCAACTCCCCTATATCATCAGGTTTCCACTGGATTTTTCGGAAACGTGAAGGAGATGGAAGAGGAACTTGTAGAAGCCAAGCGACTTCAAGAGAAGATTGAAGAAATGACTTTGCGTAAAACAAAAATCTCCAAGAAGCGCTTGAAAAAGATTTTCGATAATAAGGTTGACTGGTATATGTCTGCCGAAGAGGCGCTTAAATTGAAAGTTATTGACGAGATTATTTAGAGGCAAAAATGAACGAAGAATTAAAAAATGAACTTGGGTTCCTGTGCGCGCAGTTTGCCGCAGAGACAAGAGAAATGGTAAACCAAGATCAGCACACAATCGGTGGCTTTTGGATGTGGAAAGAGGCTGAACTATTATCGCATATTGAAACACTCAGAGCCATACGACGCAGAAGAACTTTTGACGATTGGCTTAATAATGGGAGCAACAATAAGAGACACGATAGATGACGTGCGCCCCGAGGAAGGCGAAGAGTGAGAAGGGAGTGCGAGTTTATAGAAGTTAACAATAAAACATTTAAAGGCGATCCAATCCGTTCTATTTTTGTTTCAAGCCCGACAAACTTTTTTGGAGGGTGGGCAAGACACCAGTGGCTAAAAGGTTATTTTGGTAAAGAGTGTAGTTGTGTCAGTTCAGATTTTTGGGAAATGCTTGTAGAAAGACACGGGCAGCCAAAACTTCTTATTGAAGAGAACGGAGAGTTTAGGATCGAGGAAGGCGAAGAATGAGTAATAAATCATCAATGGAAATGATTGGCTCTTGTGTCAAAGTGGAAGAAGGTGGAACAGCAAGCATTGTTAAGCATGTTCTCTTCACCGACACAGATGGAAACAAGGTGAGATACCCCTGGGAAGACCTGAAAAAAGTTGTCTTGGAATGGATGGCTGTGGAGAACGAAGATAAATCT